CCAACATTCAAGAAAAAATAGGCGAGAAACCCAATACTCAAAAGATAGAAGCTAAAAAAGAAGTTAAAAAAGAAGTTAAAAAAGAAGAGCAAAAACGAACCACCAAAAAAAAAGCAGAAGTATTGAAAGTTTTGGGTGAAAGTATGGGGATAGTAAAAATCGCTTGCGAGGAGGTTGGAATTAATAGAACAACATTTTATGAATGGGTTAATAACGACCCCGATTTTAGAAAAGAAATCAATCGCATAAATGTAGAACAGCTTGGCGAAGTAGAGGATAGACTTTTGAAAAAGATATTATTAGAGGAGAGTGCATCTATTCATTTTTATTTAGCGCGCCGACATCCGAATTACAGACAAAAACAAGAAAATTACGATATGCCGACCGCTAAGACATTAGAAGATTTACTTGACGATAGCGCGGATAATAAAATTAAAAAAGAAGATGAAAACACTACAACAAAAAAGGATAGAGAAAATGCCGGACAACCAGACGCTGATAGAGAAATTGTTAAAGATAAGGGACAAGCGGGGGCAACAAGTCCCGTTCCAGTTAAACCCAGCCCAGAATTATTACTGGAAAAAAAAGACCCGAAGAAACTTAATCCTGAAAGCCCGCCAAAAGGGGCTTAGTAAAGTAATAACCGCCGACCAATTAATTGATTGCATTAAAAAAAGCACCAACGCAGTAGTAATCAGCCACGAAAAAGACGCAACAAAAAGATTATTTGCGGCCGTAAAATATTACATTGATAACTTAGAGGTTAAGCCGTTTATTTCAACCGACAGCAAACAAGAACTTAAGTTCCCTAAAAGAAATTCAAGTTATTTTATAGGAACGGCGGGACAACGAGCATTTGGTAGAGGGGACACGATAGATCGTTCGCACCTTTCAGAAGCAGCGTTTTATGATGATTTGGAAAAAATACTTGCTGGTGTAGCAGAAGCCACCGAGTACGGAACGATAGATCTTGAAACGACACCGAACGGGCGAGGATATTTTTACGATATTTGGCAAAAAGCAAAACAAGGACAAAGCGCATACACACCAATTTTTATTCCGTGGTTTATTGATGTAGAATATAGTGTTGATAGTTTGACGGATGACGAACGCAACGGATTAAGCGTAAGCGTAAAAGAAATGTTTAGTGTTCCAGACGAGGAGTTTTTAGCGGGAATAACCGACGAAGAAAAAAGATTGGTCGCAAGGGTGGCACAGGAATGGAAGATATTTTTGACGGCAGGACAATTAAAATGGCGAAGATATAAGATTTGGGATAAAGGTGCATTGTTCTGGCAGGAATATCCAGAAGATGACACATCTTGTTTTTTACAAAGTGGTCGAAGCGTGTTTAATATGATAACAACCGACCAATTTAATCAAATTCCATTAAATGCAATAGATAATTGGGGAACCGAAGAAACTCGCATAGAATTAAAAAAACGATCATTGTTTGCGGGCATAGACGGAGCGGAGGGAGTTCTCGGGGGAGATAGCCATTGTTTCGCAGTGATAGACGCGCCTGTGGGCGAAGCTAAGGCAAAAGTAATTTACGAATACACCAGCGATGAACCGATAGATGTATTCTGGTTGAAGATATTACCGATACTTAAAAATTTTGACATTTGGCTTGGTGTAGAACATCAAGGAGTGGGAGTGGCGCACATCCAACAGGCAAAACAACACGGCATTAGATACCATCAATGGGATACAACAGGAGCAAGCAGACCTGTAATGATTACCGATTTAGAGGAGGCATATCGTAAAGAAGAATTGATTGAAAGCTACACCGAAGCCGAGAACGAAGCCCGAGATATGATTTACACGAAATCAAACCGAGCTGAACATAGACAAGGAAAGCACGATGATCGGGTATTCGCGCGGATGATCGCATTAGGAATGAAAAATAAACCACGACCGAGCGTAGTTTTCTTATAAATAAAAAAATGTTATAATTAAAATATGAATTTCTTAACCAAAATAAAAAACACATTTCAAAAAAAATCGTTGGTAGAATACGGAGGCTTAGAATTGTTAAATAAATTAACAGGAAGTACTGATTGGGGTAAAACAAAAATGTTAGAGCAATACGAGAAATCGCTTTATGTGTTTGCGTGTGTTTCTAAAATAGCAGAAAAAGTAAGTGAAACGGATTTTAATTTATATCAAATACTAAACAGCGGAGGCGACACCAAGGAGATAGCCAATCATCCCGCCATTGATTTAATTTACAAGCCAAATCCTTTTCAAACAAAAACAGAATTTCTTAAAATTACCACTATAAACATAAAACTCGCTGGCGACGCTTTCTGGTACAAGGTAAGAAACGACGCGGGAGAGATAGCGGAGTTATGGAATTTGCGACCCGACTTTATTACAATAATAAAATCTGAAATAGATTTTATTGCGGGATACGAATTAGCCAAAGCGGACGGAACCAAAGAATTTTTTAAAGCCGAGGATATAATCCACTTTAAAACACCAACACCACTAAACGATTATTTTGGAGTAAGTCCAGTAAAAAGCGCAGCCATTAGAATTGAGACAGAAGAATACGCGGGAAAATACCAGCGTGATTTCTTTTTAAATCACGCACGACCCGATGCTGTTTTGAAAACGGGCGATGGTGCCGGACACTTAACAAAAGAACAAGTCAAAGAACTAAAAGACCAATTTGAAAAGAAATACAAAGGCGTAGGAAAAACCAGCAAGGTAGCGATACTTCAAGGAGGTTTAGATTATCAGCAAATTTCAATCTCTCAAAGAGAAATGGACTACATAGAGAGTATGAAATTTACGCGAGATGATATTTTGGTGGCATTTCACGTACCTAAGCCAATCGTAGCGATTACAGACGATGTTAATCGAGCCAACGCAGAAACAGCGATGTTTATTTTCTTATCCGAAACGATAAAACCAACGATTAAAGGTTTGGTAGAAAAAATAAATGAAGAAATGATAATCCCCGATTTTGGCGAAATCTTTTACTTTGATTTCAAAGACCCGACTCCAGATAATAGAGAACAGAACAGGCTTGATTATGAAACTGGATTAAAGAGTGGATATTTTTTAATTAATGAAGTAAGACAGCTGGAGGGATTAGAACCGATAGACGGAGGGTGGAATTTGTATATGCCGCTAAATATGGTTGCAGTCGGAGGTTTGGAGCAAAAAACCAAAGCGAAATTTATTAAAAACTGGGAAGATAGAAAAACTCACGAAAGAGAATTTAAAAAAGCAAAAGTTTTTAGAGGCAAAGAAATGTTGCGTAAAAGATTTTTAGTGACCGAAAAAATGGTTAAGATTTTTAAAAAAAAATCTGTCGAAATAGACAATGAGGTAAATAATGAAATAAACAAAAAGACAAAAAAACTAACTTCTCTAATCCAAAATAGCAGTTTGCGTGAAAAATATGTTATAATGGTAAATAAGCAGATAGACCAACGCGCGGATATTTTGAAAAAGAAATTAAACAGCTTAGTGAGAACACAGAACAAGAAATTGATAACACTTTTAAAAAAGCAAGACCTAACAAAAGCCGTCGGAAAAGAGAGTAAGAAAAAAATAAAAGATTTTTTTACTGGGCAAGAAGAAGTATTTACTGAGTTCATATTCCCATTTATAGAAGAATACACAAGAGGAGCGGGACTTGAAGCAATGATGACAGTTAGCCCAGATATATCCTTTGAAATGACCGAAGCCATCCGTAAAATTTTACTTGCAAGAGCGACCGAATTCGGTCTTGGAGTCAATAAGACTACAAGAAAAAAAATTGTTAAAGATATAGAGGACGGATTAAAAGAGGGCGAGGGAATGACTAAAATTTCAGACCGCGTTAATAAAACTTATAAAGAATTCCCGACTTGGAGAAGTGATTTAATAGCACGAACCGAGGCAACCGCAGCAAATAACGAGGGATTTATTGAAGCCTATAAGCAGGGCGATGTTGCAACACACAAGGAATGGATAGCGACAATGGATGACCGCACACGAGAAGAACATCAGATATTAAACGGCAAAATTGTGAAATTAAATAAAACATTCTCTAATGGTTTACAATATCCGAACGAACCAAATTGTCGTTGTGTCCTTGGGCCCGCTTTTGAAGAATAATAATTAAATTTAAAATATGAAAAATTTACTTAAAAAACAATTTGGTTTCAAGATAAAAGAAATTGACGAAAAAAAACATACTATCCGTGCTATTTTTTCAACGCCTGACGAAGATCGTCACGGGGAGATAATTGACCAATCAGGCTGGAAGCTAACAGAATTTTTACAAAATCCAGTAGTTTTATTCGGACACGACCAATGGAGACCTGCGATAGGCAAAGTATTGGAACTTGGAATAATTGACGGGAACTTAGAGGGAACGATAAAATTTGCAGTAAAAGAAGATAAGAGTGGATTGGCGGAAACGATATTCAACCTATACAAAAATCAATTTATGCGCGCATTCTCAGTTGGGTTTGCAAATACAAAATATGAATACAATGAGGAGACCGAGCAACTAACATTAAAAGAAAATGTTTTATATGAATTGTCCGCAGTAAATGTTCCAGCCAACGCGCGCGCGCTTGCATACCAAAAAGGCATAAACCTTAATCCGTTAAACGAATTATCACAAAAAGCAAAAATAGAAAAAGAGCGACAGGAAGAAGAACTTGAAAATAAAAAAACAATTGCAATGGAAAAAAGCATCGCTAAATCAATCGCAAAAAAAATAAAAAAAGATTTAGAAAAACTATCAAGAACCGATAATGGCACGATAAAAATAAAGGTTGAAACCCCGAAAGCCACGGGCGGTAAATATTCCGCAAGGGATATTAACAAAGCAATCCGAAAATTAAAAAACTTAAAAAATAACTAATTATATGAACATAGCAAAACTAATCGCAAAATTCTTAAAAGAGGGGTTGGCTGTTCTAACAGCTAAGGAGAAGAAATTATTGAAAGATAATTCTAATCTTATGACTCCATTACAAAAAGCTAAGTTTGAAAAAGCGGACGGCGAAGCGAAAGAAGATGAAAAGGAAGAAGAGGAGGAAGAAGATGAAAAGGAAGAAGATGAAAAAGAGGAGGAAGAAGATGAAAAGGAAGAAGAGGAGGAAGAAGATGAAGAGGGCGTAGACGAAAAAGCCCTACAGACAATGATCGCTAAGAGCGTAAAAAGCCAAATCAGCAAAGGGTTTGACGCCGTTTCAGACAAACTTGTTAAAAAGTTTGTAGCCGGTGTTAAAACGAACCGAAAAAAGGCAATTGCAGCCGTAGGGAAAGATGTAAGCGCAGATGTTAAGACACGCGACTTTTTAACGGCGCTTGTAGCAGGAGATAAGTCAAAACTGAAAGAAATAGCAGAAACAAGAAAGAAAACAGCGACTTATAACTACACAGGCGACGACGCAAGAGGTGGTTATTTAATTCCTGAAGAATTAATGACCGAAGTTTTACGCGTAGCCGAGAAGCAGTATGGATTAGCAAGGCGTGAAATGAGATACTTACCATTTTCTGGGCCGGGCAACGAACGAAAAATCCCAACATTAGCAACGAGTGTTTCAGTAAGTTGGGTAAATGAAGCAGCCGCAAAGCCGGGAACTAACCCTACTTTTGGCTTGGTCACGCAAACTCTTAAGAAATTAGCCGCTATTATTCCTTTCACAGAAGAATTATTAGAAGATAGCGCAATCAACCTCACGGCTATGGTAGCTGAATTATTCGCCGAAGCCGTAGCTAAAGAGGAAGACGCTCAATTTCTATATGGAACAGGTAGTCCGTGGACAGGTATTCTTAATAATGGCTCTGTTCAATCAGTGGCATTGGCTACTGGCGAGGGCGTATCCGATATTACTTTTGAAAAATTGGTTGATATGCAAGACGAATGTCCAACAGGAGCATTACCGGGTTCAAAATATATTATGAACAGACAGATTTTCTCATACTTGAGAAAACTAAGAGCAGACGCAGTTTCAGCGGCGGATAGTAAAGGAGTATTCATTCTTCCTCCAAGCAAGACTGACCTTGAAGATATATTAGGCTTTCCTATTGAGTTTTCTGACTCTTACCCGGGCAAAACTCTAACAGGAGCAGATAAGCCATTTGTATCATTTGGGAATTTGAAACTCGCAGCGATATTTGGAGACAAGCAGCAAATCCGCGCGAAAATTCTTGACCAAGCTACAATTACAGACGGCGACGGGGTTACAACAATTAACCTTGCCCAAGAAGATATGATTGCTATTAGATTGGAAGAACGCGTAGGATATGTATTCGCGCTTCCGACATCAATGGTAGTCCTTAAAACAGGTTCAGCTTCCTAACAGATAGGATTGAGGGGGCGTAATAAACGCCCTCTCAATAAAGTTTTAATAAATTAAATTATAAAATTATGTGTGCAGCAACAGTACAAATTGACGAATCCAATGGTGTAGGAGAAGATCAAAGCACCAATATAGCAAATTCTAATATGGGAAGCGATGACTCTGCTGAATTAGTCGCCGCAGATGAGCCAGTAGTTCCCGGCGAGAATACTTTTGAAAAGTGGCAAAGATTGCACGTCACCGCAATGGGTGGTTCATCTAAAATTCTAAATTTAAAAATTTGGAGAACCACAGCATTGGGAGGTAGCGCAATACACGAAACCAACGCGCGTGAAGCAGCATACGGCGGAGCTGATGGATACGCGACACCGACAGCCAGTACTTCAAGCGTTGCAACTGAAACTATGCCTACAACCGAGCCATCAGGAGCTAACCTTGGTATAGGCGGAGCTTTAGCGGGAGAATTAACAGATGTAGGATACTCGGATTATTTGGTTCATCAAATACAAACAGACGCTGGAGATGTAGCTGGCGCTTCTTGTACGATGCATTATCAATACGACGAGGTCGCTTAATATGATATTTAAATGTTGCCCGTGCAAAAAAGTATTCAAAACACGGGAAGAATATCTAAACCACGCTTGCGCGAAAGCAGGCGGAGCTAAGCCCGGAACACCGGACTATCTCAAAAAGACAACTACACCAAACTTTGACACGATTTCAAAAGCCGCTCAAGAGAGAGGCAAAAAATCTGTTAAATAACAGACGCAATTCAATGCGACTGCCGAAAACTAACGCAATTCAATGCGGATAGTCAGGAAAAAGTCTTGGCTATTTGCCGAGACTTTTTAATTTTTAATTTTAATATTATGGACTATCAAAACAACGACAAAAATATAAAGTGCATAGATTGTGAAAAAGAGTTTATTTTTAGCGAAAGCGAGCAAGATTTTTTTCAAAGAAGAGAACTTGACGATCCAAAGCGATGTAAAGAATGTCGCAAAGCTAAAAAATTAAAATATAAAAATTAGTATGGAAAAACAACCAATTAAATTCATTTTTAAGCAAGACAAGTTGTTTTGCAAGGAAGAAGAAGTAAAAATTGAAAATTGGGTATGGGTGGCTATTTATCAAGATAACACCGAACTACATCAATTTAATATAGACGGCACATTTCATCAAATCGGAGAAATAGACCAATCCAAGGTTAAGTTATTCGTTCTATACCAACCGAGCGACTTAGGCAAAAAAGCGGGAAAAAGAATTGACATCGTCGTTCCAGAGGGAGCGAAGCTAATCCACAAATACCGACATTATATTCTTAATTTTGGTACCGACCAGAAGCGAAAAGTAAAAATTTACATTTTTGGGATTAAGTATAAAGGCGGACACTTTGTCTATAATTACATAATGCCCGACGGCAGAATAATCCAAAGCGAGCGAGAAGATTTGTCGTTAACCGAATACGGGATTTAAGATGAAAATATTATCGACAATTTTAGCGCATGATAAAAGAATAGATACTTTACAAGAAGTAATTGATAGTTTTAATAATTTTTCTTATAAGACGGATTTAATAGGATTTTGCTTTGACACAGAGATTAAAACTATCCAAATGTTCAAAGATAATAATATCAAAGTATGTAGTTATAAAAGACCAGAAGTTGATAAATCTAAAATAACCTGTTCTTATATTCTAATCAATACAGGAATGAGAGAAGCGGAGTTAATGCATCTATCTTGGTTAAGAAATCAAGCGTTAGAAAAATGCGTTGCAGGAAATTATGACTACATATTTTTTATAGATAGTGATGTTGTGATACCCGAAAACGGACTGGAGAGATTGCTAAAATTAGAATCAGATATTGCTTCCGGTTGGTATTTTCATAAAAGACTTCCATCTTCAGGAATTAGTTGGAAGTATAAAAACCTTGAAGAATACGATCACGAATTTATCAATAAAAATATTGTTAATGGAGTTTCAGCGGGTAATGGATGTATTTTATATAAAAGAAAAGTAGCAGATAAAATTAAGTATGACTATTATCACGGAACAGAAGCGGAGGACGGAACATATCAAAAAAAAGCCGTTAAAATGGGGTTTAGTTTCAGAGTAGATTTGGGTCTTTATTGCGAGCATATTGGAGACGACTTTAAACCAAAAGCGTCAAAATACAAAGAAGAAAAATCTAAGTTATGGAGAATATAAAAATAACTATATGCAAAACAAAATCCTACAAATAGAATTAACTAATCATTGCAACGGAAATTGCTGGTGGTGTAATCATAGTAAAATGAAACGAGATAAAGGATTTATTTCTACTGGTTTTTTAGATAAAATTCTTGAAAAAATAAAAGACAGACAGGATACATTATATTTGCATCATTTTGGAGAATCGTCATTACATCCTAATTTTTATGAAATAATTGATTTAGTAGCAAGATACAATATAAAGCCCATACTTTCAACAAACGGGTATTTTTTAAACGATGAATCTATTGAAAAAATTAAAAACTCAAAATTACACGAAATATATTTACCAGTTAATAGATTTTACAAAGTAAATGAAATAAAAAAATTGATAAAAGAAACCAAAAATTTAAAAATAATTATAATGTTATTGAATCTTCCAAAAACAGATAATGATTGTGGATACATAGATGGCAAAAAATTTATAGAAGATTTTAAAAATTTAACAAACAGTAGGGTTAAGGTTTATGTTAAAAAATACGAAAAACCAAAGGATTTATCAATGCGAGGAGCAAGACAAGATTGTATGATGAAAGAAAAAGACGGAACTTGTAAACTAAGAAAAGAAAATAAATATTGTGTTCTATGGGACGGAAGATTGACGAGCTGTTGTAAGGATTACGATTGTAATGATTATAGAGGAGAATTTTTTGATTTAGATAAATTAAAAAATAATTCTAATGTATGTCCTTTTTAACGAACGATATAGATAAAATTAAACAGCGAGAGGGAAAAGCGGATATTATCAAGAAAACAATGAATTCTGTTCTTTTAGATTTGGGAAATAACAGACGACAAATAATTTGCAATGCGGGTCCAGTTCACTATAAAGAAAACG